AGTCTTCCGACGGAAAAAGGGAAAATTCTTTTCCCTTTTGAACCTTTTGTTTTTGGTTGTCATTTTTTTATTATTGATTTTGTGGGAATTACGTATAACGACAACCAAAAGACGTCTTGCAGCCGTCCGTATCCTGCCGGATGGGCTGACTAAATCCCCTGTCCTTTTTTCCCACATACCCCTTTTTTATATTTGTATAAACATGCTGCATGCTTCAGATATATATACAATCATCGAGCGAAAAGCACCCTCGGGGGGAAGAGTCCCCTTTAACTGTAAGTATGTAAAGAAAAATGGCGATATCAAAGAATATAAAAATGTTATCTGTATCTCTTCGCACTTCCGACCTGCCACTATCAATATCCAACTCCAGGATGGTAACGTCCGTAAACTTAACATAGAAACAATAATCGAAATCAACGGTATAGAAATTTACAAATGAAAGACATTGTCACCGACATCAACACACGAATGGCTTACGTGCCCATTACTAATAAGTCTGCCGCTGCCATAATTACTAAAAAATCTTCGACTGAAATGTTCGCCGCAGCTGATGCTGACCCTATCACTAAAGCTGCTAACAATGGTAAAGACTATCTCGTTGTTCCCTGGGGCGAAGATAATGACCTGCCTGCTCAGATTATTACTAAAGTCGCTAAAAGCCATGACCTTAGTTCTGGTATGTTCTTCAATACCCAACTGGGCTACGGCCTTGGTATTATGCCGGTCAGAATGGAGATAACCCCTAACAATACTGGCGAACTTAAAATGTCTTACACTCCCGTTACTGATAACGATGAAATTAATCAGTTCTTCGAAAATAACGATGTGTCTGGTTGGTTGCTCGAACAACTCACGGACCTTAATTATTTCTACCATTGCTTCTCTTCCGTTCTCCTCAATGGCGACTCTCCTGAATCTAGGAAGATCGTTGAACTCCGACACCGTGATGCTTCTTTCATGCGCTTCCAGAAAATGAACGATAACGCTGTTATTGAGAATTGCCTCTACTCGCCGCTTTGGGCTGATGGCGAACAAAAGGAAGAGGACATCATCGCGATTAAATTACTCGACTCTCACAATCCTATCATAGATCTTAAACGTAGGATCGGACGGGAAATTTATCCTGATGGTTCTAAAAAGGATGAAAAGGCATACGAGTATATTATCTCCGTCAATCTCCCTTCTCCCGGTCGTTCATATTATCGAAAACCTCCCTGGTACGCTCTGATTGAATCTGGTTGGTATGACTTCGCTACTGCCATCCCCGAATTCAAAAAAGCAATCATGACAAATCAAATGACTATTAAGTATATGGTCTATATCGAGGATGGTTACTTTAAAAGAATATTCGCGGAAGAGGGTATTAAAGATGATGCTGCAAAAAAAGCCAGGGTTAAAAAAGAATACAGCGACATTCAAACGTTTCTATCTGCTAGCAAAAACGCTGGCAAAGCCGTATATGGCCGTATGTATTACTCCGTTGATGGCAAGGAAAGAAAGGATGTCATCATCGAAGAAATGGAGCATAAATTCAAAGGTGGTGAGTACATCGAGGACAGCGAAGAAGCTAGCAACATCCTCGCTTATGGTATGGGTATTCATGGCTCTATTATCGGCAGCCACGGCAAAAGCAAAAATATATCTGGCACTGAAGCCAGGGAACTATTCATGATCAAACAGGCAATACAAAAACCTATCCGCGACCGTCTGCTTAAACCTCTATATGTCATTAAAGCAATCAACAAATGGCCTGATGATATTAAATTCATCATACCTAATCTTGAACTCACTACTCTCGACAATGGTACCGGTGCTAAAAAATCAATTGGGAATCAGGCAACATGAGCGAACAACGTAAATACTTCAGGCGTGTGAAAGCCCTTGCTGATGAAGTTCATTATGAAATGCTTAAACGTAACGTTGAGGCCGGTTCGACAATACACAAAAACATCGTTAACCTTATTGATATGAAGTGGCAGAGATTCTGCCGGGTTAACCCTAAGGCAAACACAAACGCATTTAAAGAATATATACAACTATGTCAGTAATTAAAACCATAGAGGAAGTTAGAGATTTCTACCCCGCTTCCGTGTCAGTTGACTTGTCACTGGTTAAACCTTTCTTCGATGACGCTGTCGACAAATTTATCAAACCCTACCTCGGTACAGATCAATACGACACTCTCAAATCCTGGTACCTGGATAATAAAAATACTGACAACTCCTCTCTCGAAGCACTACTGCCTTACGTACAAAGGTCAATAATTCGCTTCACCATTTTCATCGCCTGCGATCAAATAGACCTCCGGCTTACCAATAACGGCTTCGCTGTTACTAGTAATCAAAACCTATCCCCCGCTTCTACTGAAAGAGTTAATAAATTTAAAGACTCTATCGAAAAATCCGGCTGGGATGCTATCGAAATGATGCTCCGCTTCCTCGAAGAAAATAAAGATAACTACGACGATTGGACTGCATCTGATGCCTACACAATGGCTACCCGTAATCTCGTTAACTCTGCTTCCGAATTCGATAAAACGGTATCAATTAAACAATCACGCCTTACCTTCCATAAACTTCGTGAGGTTATCGATCAGGTCGAATACCTTAATATTATCCCGGCTATCAGCCAGGATCTGTTTGACGAAATTATCGACCAAATAAAATCTGATGATATCGAAACAGAAATAAACAACATCCTACCCGCTCTTAAAAAGTCTGTCATATTCTTTACAGCTGCTGAACACTATCCTGAAAAAAAGGATCAGTATGAACGCATGGGCGTACATTACCTGATTGATGTTAAGAAAATTCTTGATGCCGCTCCGGATTCTTATCCTGATTACAGGGATTCTGGCATATACACTCTCGACGATCCTACTTACCCAAACTTCACTAATGAAGAAGATAATACAATTTTCGTAATGGGGCCTAAAGGTTAATATGGACTTAACGCTAAACAACGATAAATATAAACTCCCTGATTCATGGGACGATCTTTCCGAAGGTCAGTTGCTGCGTATCGCAGACCTCGCTAATAAAAGCATCCCCGTTAATCAATTTAAAACTCATATCCTTCTTTCTATACTAGGTTTTCAATCTGGTAATAGAATGTATGCTTACTCTCACTCTCAACAATCTCCTACAACTACGAAAGATAAAGAACTTTGCTATGTTCTTAAAGATTATAAAAATAAAAAAAGATACCTCATATCTATTACCGACCTAGCTTACATTGTTACTAATTCTCTCGGTTTCCTTTTTAAAGAATCTATAATTGAAAATAAACAACATATTGAAATAGACTGTAAACTAAACAAAACTATCATTACATCCATTCCACTGCAGGGTGAAAAATGGTTCGGCCCTGGCGACTCCCTTTCTAATTCTACCTACGAAGAATATATACGTTGTCTGGTTTCTGCTTCTGAATATTCCCGGGGCGATAGCGCAGGCCTTGATCGGCTTATCTGTGCCATGTATCGTCCTGGGAATTCAGAGAACGCTGCCGAAAATGGGGACTTTAGACAACCTTTCAATGACAATCTGGTGCAGCACCGCGCTAAATTCGTCGCTAATCTGCATCCAGTTCTTAAATCTGCGATAATGCTACAATTCAACGGGGCTATCAGAAACCTCGCTAACATCTTCCCTAATGCTTTCGGATCTTCTTCTTCTAATGCCAAGCCGCCTACCTCTAGAGATATTTTCCTGCAGCAATTCGAAATCATCGACAACCTAGCTCAACACAGAATCCCGGACAAAGAAATCATCCGCAAATCTCAACTATACGACGTGCTTCAAACTCTCGACAATGTGGTCAGACAAAATAATGAACTTAAACGAAAACTTAAGAAAAAATGAAGTACGCTGTCATAGGTAACGCCGACTCCCTTCGTGGTACTAAACTTGGTTCTTACATAGATTCATGTGATGTTGTTGTCCGGCTGAATTATGGCTACCTCCCCGAAACTCACGATGATGATCGTGGCCACAAAACAACTGTAATATACCACTGCTCTACCATACGCAAAAGAATGTCTCCTCCTCCAGGTGTCCGCACTAAACTAGTCAACCACTGGCTCCGTTGCCAATTACAAAAAACTTTCGGCGAACAACCCACTTCTGGCGTGATGGCTGCTATCGATTACGCTAACCTACTTAAACCCGGTGATACATTATTTATAGGCGGTATTTCTTTCTTCGAAGCTTCCTACATCGAAAAATATAAATTAAGCAAAGAACTCCTGGAATCTACCCGCCTTAAAATGCTCAACAATCAATCAACAGTTCACTCTAATAAATCCGACAAAGCGGCTTTTCAATTCTGTGTCCTAAACAAACCCGGGGTATTCTTCGACCCTTACCTCACCAACCTCCTCTCCCTCCCCCCCGACCACCCCAATGCTTTCTGCCATGTAAAGACGGGGCATGCACCGTCTCATTTATCTGATGATCTATCATAACCATATATATGTTCGATTTTATAACTTACATGAAAAACCTTGCCGAAAAGTCGGTTGACATTCGCCACAGCGATTATAAACCCGCCTTTCACAGGATCACAAATCTCTCTTCCCTGGAAGAGTTACTCAGCAATATGGGAACTGTTGACGGCTACCAAATGATTGTTGAAGACGTTCTCGAAGGTATGTTCATAGACGCCGGGGCTTCCCTGGTGGATTATCCTACTTACCGCTTCTATATCGTAAAGAACGCAGCCGCTAACGACTTCGACGCAAAAGAACAGGCGAAAAAAGACTGCAAGGACGTTCTCCGCAAAATAATCGGACGCATTCGCAGGGATAACTATACTGATGCTTCTGGCGAAACCACTAACGGCCTCCGCGATCTCGAACGCAATTCCTTCCAGTACTTCTCCATCGGTCCTCTTCTCGATGGCTTCTGGGGAATAGAATGTTCATTCAATATTCACGAACACGCTAACTGTGTATACTCCGCCAATGACTGGGATGAATAATATCGTACAGACAGGTCGTGACCTGTCTAGTCGTTCGCTTCCAGCGAGTGAGCCCATCCTCTCCGGCAACTGGAATGCCTGGGCCGACATCGTTATTAAAACTTGGCGACAAAAGCAGGTCGCCCTTAAGGTCGGTAACTACAGACAAAGACGGCAGGTTGCTCATGAACCACTTTATCTCTCTTTTCAGAAGCACATCAATAAAATGGCTGGCGGCCAGGTGCAAACAATTGACTTCCTTTTTAGCGAATACGGCATTTTCGTAGACATGGGCGTTGGCAAAGAAACCGCCATTGGCAACTCCGGCGATCTCGCTGAATACGCTACCGATATCGCTGCCAATGGCAAAAAACGCCTTCGCCGCAAAGCAAAGCCCTGGTTTAACAAAACATGGTACGCTGAAGTGATGAAACTCCGTGAACACATGGCTAAACGTATCGGACAGGCAGCCGCCAACGAAATCCTTTTCGGCCTCCAAACAACCGTCTCCGCCTCCATCCGCGATCCTTTGTAAAGACGTGCCATGGCACGTCTCTTTAAAAACATAACATTATGGCTTTCAACAATCAACTCGTAAAAACAACCCTTCTTCTTGATGGCAAATCTCCGGAATCCGTCCTGAAGTCCCTTTCCGCTCAGGCGCAGAAACTTGAAAAAGATATGATGTCTGCTATGCAGGCGGGCGACACCAAGAAACTTAAAGAGATTCATAAAGAGTATGGCGCCATCAGCAAGCAGATTAACCAAATAAAATCTGCTACACTGGACGTCGACAAAGTTATGAAGAACCTTAACGGTACTTCTATCCGTGATCTTAGGAAAGCTGCCTCCGAACTAAACCGCGAAATTGACAAACTAGCCCCAAACACTAAGGAATTTATTGACAAGTCCGCTCAACTCAAACTTGTCAAGTCCCGAATTGCTGAAGTAACAGGGCAAACCCGTGTCCTGCAAACTACCAACCAAAGCATGTTCACTCGCATGGCTGATGGCTTTAACAAGTACTTCGGTGTTATTACGGCCTTCTCCGCTAGTTTCGTTGGTGTTATCCTTGGCGCAAGAAAGGCAGTGGATGCGTTCAACGAATACGAACAATCCCTTGCTAACCTCTCCGCTCTTACCGGTCTGGCGGGCGATGACCTCGCTTGGCTCGGTCAACACGCAAAAGACCTCTCCATTAGCACTGTTGAGGGCGGTATAAAGATAACCAAGTCCGCTACCGATATCCTTGAGGCATATAAACTCATGGGATCCGCTAAACCGGAACTACTCAAAAATAAAGAGGCACTTGCCGACGTTACCGAAAAAGCACTTATCCTCGCTGAGGCCGCTTCAATGGAAGCTGGCCCCGCTGTTGAATCTCTCGCTTCTATTATGAACCAGTTCGGCGCTCCTGCTGATGAGGCCGGTAAATACATTAATATATTGGCCGCTGGTTCCAAAGAAGGCGCTGCTGAAGTACAGGACCTTGCCGACTCTATTATCCGCTCAGGTGCTGCTGCCAATTCTGCTAACATTTCTATCGAAGAGGAAGTCGCTCTTATTGAAGCCCTGGCCGAAAAAGGTGTTAAGGCAGAACGTGCCGGTACCGGCCTCCGGGGTGTGATCCTTAAACTCCAAAAGGGTGCTGACGAATTCAATCCGGCTATCGTCGGTATGGAACAGGCACTCAATAACCTTTCTAACGCCAACCTCTCAACTGCCGAACTTATGAAGATATTCGGGGAAGAGTCTTATACCGTTGGTAAAATTCTTATAGACCAAAAAGACCGCTACGTTGAACTAACAAACGCCGTCACCGATACCAATGTCGCCTTCGAACAGGCCGCCGTTAACACTAACACCAACTCCGCCCGCCTCGAACAGGCAAAGAATAAAGCCAAACTTTACGCCATAGAACTTGGCGAAAAACTCGCTCCCGCTATGACTTTCTCAACTAATGTTATGGCTAAATTTCTGAAACTGCTTAGCGCTTCTATAGATTTTTATCGTGAAAACGCTAGAGTTATCAATACTGTTATTGCTACAATAGTTGCATATACAATTGCTGTTAAAGCTGCAGCAATAGCACAAAAAGCATTAAATGTTCTAGAAAGTGCCCATACGTTTATAACTGATAAGGCAACTTCATCTACTCAAAAGTTTTTTAACGTTATTAAAACTAATCCCTTTGCTTTTGCGGCTGCTGCTATCGCAGGCGTTGTTGCTGCTGTTCAGAGGTATCAAAGTGTTAATGATAAACTTAATGAATCAATAAAACAGACTCAGGTAGAAATAGAAATCGAAAAAAAGAAAATGAACGATCTTTTTGACGAATTGAAAAAAGTAAACCCTGAATCTGATAGAGCAAGGGCTATAAGGAATCAGTTAAATACAATTTATAAAGATTATCTACCTCAGTTAATAACTGAAAAAACTACTACTGCTCAACTTCTTGCTATACAAACTCAAGCTAATAATGAACTTACTAAATCTATAATTCTTAAATCTAAACAAGCCGCCATCGAAGAACAATTATCTGACATTTACGAAGATATTCCGGACCTTCAAAAAAAGATAATTAAAAATATTGTTGAAGATATAGGT